AAGACCCTCTACGATTCCACGGGTCCCGATTGGGCACGGTGGCAACTGCCCACCTACGACAACCCGTTCATGGACCGGCCCGAAGTCGAAGGACTGGCCGATACCATGTCATCGATCGCGTACCGGCAAGAGATACTGGCCGAGTTCGTAGACGTGCAAGGCGCACGCGTCAAACGCGAGTGGCTGCACTACGGCCCGCACCCTGATGGGTGTTCCTACGTCGAAGGCGTCGACCTTGCCGCCTCGCAACGTGATGAGGCCGATTACACGGCCATCGTGGTCACGGCCAAGGATGCACAGGGCACGTACTACGTGGTCGATGTCATCCGCACGAAGGCCACCTTCAACGACATCTTGCGAACGATCAAGGCCGTCTACGACAAGTGGCAACCCCGCTCCGTGGCCGTCGAAGCGGTGCAAGCGCAACAGTACGTCACGCAGGAACTTGCACGGCAATACATGATGCCGGTGCAACCCGTGTACCCAAACCGTGACAAGGTGTCCCGCTTCATGTCGGTCGAAGGCAAGATTGAACACGGCCACGTGGTGCTTGCGCCGCATCTGATCCGTGAGTTCGAAGACGAACTGCTGTCGTTCCCTCACGGTCAACATGATGACATGGTGGATGCTCTGGTATACTCACTGCTCGGACATGATTCGGGCGTAAGGATCACGCGTCTATGACCATTCGCGAACGACTGGCACGGTACCTGTTGAAAGCCCCCACGTTGCCCCTGACGCGGACGACGGCGGGGCGGCATGCGGCACCCGATCGACGTGGGTTTCAGGCCAACGTCAACGACGGCTACATGCGCAATCAGGTGGTGCTTGCTTGCGTGGCCACACGTGCACAGACGCTGAACGAGCCGCCGCTGCATGTGGTGGACCAAGACGGCAAGCCGAATATGGAGCACCCGCTCACGCGCTTGTTCCGCCGTCCGAACCCGTACATGGGTCAGGCGATGTTCTGGCAGTTCGTGTCGTCGTACATCGACATCGGCGGCAACTGCTATATCCACAAGGTGCGCAACGTCTACGGTCAGGTGATTGAGCTGTACCCGTACCACGACGGCACCATCACACCGGTAGCATCGGGTCAGTGGGTAGACCATTACAAGTTTGAAGCCGAAGGCATCACCAAGGAGATCCCCGTTGACGACATCATCCATCTGAGGTCGTACTACGTCGATCCATTGAACCCCATCAAGGCTCTGTCCCCGATTCGGCTGTGCGGTATCAACGTCGACAACTACAACGAACTGATGGAGACGCTGTACTCGTACCTCCGCAACAACGGGGTTCCGAGTGGGGTGCTGTCTACGGCACCAGGCGTGTTCGTCAATCCCGCGCAGACCGAAGCGCTCAGAGCGCAGTTTGAAGAGCAAGTGGGGCGTGACAAGCGTGGCAAGCCTTTGGTCTTGGAAGGCGGCATGACATATGCCCCAATGGGTCTGAATGTGACCAACTTGGAAGTCGGATCACAATTCGAGCAATACGAAACCGCCGTGTGCGGCATCTTCCGCGTGCACCCCGCCGTGGCTATGACGGTAGCTGGGTTGCGGTCATCGACGTACTCCAACATGCAGACGGCATTTGCCGAATACACAACGCTCACGCGCATACCGACGTGGAACGCGTGGGAAGAGACCATCGAGCATAGCTTCAACGCCGAGTACCCGATGGTCAACGTGGAGTTCGACACGTCCAACGTTGCCGCCTTGCAAGCCGACAAGGACGCGGTATCTGCGCAATACGCGGCGGGTCTCATCACGTTGAACGAGGCGCGCACGATGCTCGGATTCGCCCCTACGGACGGCGGGGATACGTTCACATCGTCGGGCGGTGGCTTGGGCTTTGCATCAGCGCAGAAAGCCGCAGGGCTTGCGCGTGAAGGCCAAATCGACCAATCTACCGACGTGAAAGCCGCATCGTATTGGCGGACGCTGGATGAGATGATCACCGAGTCCGCCGCCGACCTTGCACCCATCGTGACCGAGACCGTCGAGGCCGCGCAACGTCTGGCACTGTCCACGTTCGCGAAGTCCTACGACGGCAAGGCGTTTGGGGAGTCACAAGTGGCGCAACTGGCGAAGCGGTTCATGGTCTCCGCCAAGCCGTGGCGTGAGTCGATGATACGCAAGCTGCTGGCCGTGGCCGTGCAAGCGGTCGATGGTGATGCAGGGTTGGTAACGTCGCTGTTCGACCGTGTGACGAAGCGCGTCACCGATGACATGGCGGCGAAGATCACGGAGTCTATCGGCACCATCCGCCAGGAGGTGCAAGAGCTTGTTGCCGCCAACGCGGGCCGTTCGTCCGATGACATCCGCGAGGCGTTGGTGTCGAAGTTCGACACGCTCAAGGTCTCACGTGCTGAGGCCATTGCGAAGACCACGGCACGCGCTACGGCGACGACGACGACGACAAGCACGTGGTCGGCGATGAATGAGGATGAGACGGACAAGGACAACGAGATCGTCAAGGTGTGGACCACGAAGCGCGACGGCAAGGTGCGTGAGTCGCACCGCAAGATGGACGGACGCTGGGTCACGATGGACGGCACGTTCAAACTTGAAGGCGGCGATGAGTCCGAAGGGCCGGGCTTGGCCGAGACCCCCGGCAACGCGGTCAACTGTCGTTGCGTGTTGCGCCCCGTGCGTCGTAAGAATCTCCGATAACCCCTAACCCATTGGACACGATGGAACGCAAGACTTACACAGGGACCGCATACAAGGCAGACGGTGAGGGCATCGTCGAGGCTATCGTTTCGGTGTTCGGCAACGTCGATAGCTACGGCGAAGTGGTGATGCCTGGTGCATTCACGAAGTCGCTGGAGCGCAAGTATCCGAAGGCCGTCCTGTCGCACGATTGGAACAACCCCGTAGCGACGACGCTTGAGGCTGAAGAGCTGATGCCCGGTGACGCACGACTGCCCGATGCAATCAAGGCATACGGCGGTCTGCGTGTGGTGGGTCAGTTCCACAAGGACATTGACGACTCATGGCAGACGTACCTGAAGATCAAGGCGGGTCTGTTCGATGAGTTTAGCATCGGCTACAACGTCGAGCGCGACGGTTGGAAAGACGGCGTTCGGCAACTACATGAGATTGCATTGCACGAATGGTCTCCCGTACTGGTGGGGGCAAACCCCGCCACTTCGCTGTTGCAGGTGAAGTCGGCCGACTATGTGGATCACATCGACCTCTTGAACAAGGAGGTCGTGGAGATGATTGCACGGACGAAGGCGTACGGTGAGCGACGTCTGAAGGAAGGGCGTGTGCTTTCAGGCCGCAACGCTGCGGCACTGTCGGCATTGGCAGACACCCTCGAAGCGGGCATCGCGGAGATCAGGCGTATTCTAACCGAGGCCGCGCCCAAGCCGAAGTCGCATGACGACGCGCAACGGCGGGCCATCATTCGACAACTCCTAACAGAGGTCTACAACCAATGACGATCGAAGAAATCCTCGCGCTGCTTCAGAGCGTCTTGGACAACCCGAACGCAACGCCTGAAGAGATCACGGCGGTGCTCGGTCAGGTCCAAGAGGCACTGATGGCAATGGCGCAACCTGTCGAAGCTGCAAGCGACGACGCCAACCCAGACACATCGTCGGCCCCGACGCCTGTGTCCGCCGACCAACTTGCGAAGGCCGCACAAGCCGTGGTCACGCTGAAGAAGCGTGCCGACGCTGCACTCAAGGCTCGTAAGGAAATCGCGGACGCACTGGCCCACGTGAAGGCCGCAACGACGCCGACGAACGGTCTCCCGTTCGGCACGAAGTCCATGCCGAAGATCGAAGTCAAGTCGCGTTTCAAATCTCGCACGTTCAAGTCGAACGAAGACGCATACAAGTCCGGTATGTGGCTGCTTGCCGTCAACGGCGACCGACGTGCCGAAAAGTGGTGCAACGACCACGGCATCGAACTGAAGACCATCACGGAAGGCAACACGGCATCGGCTGGTTTGCTTGTGCCCGAAGAATGGGAAGACGCGATCTGGAATCTGAAGGAGCCACGTGGCGTCATCCGTCAGATTGCACGCACGGTCAACATGTCGTCGCCGGTCCACAAGCGCATCAAGTCCAACGGCGGTACGACGGCCTACTTCGTGGGCGAAGGTTCGGCCCCGTCGGAGTCCAGTATCTCGTACACCTACAACACGCTCAGCGCAAAGAAACTGGCCGTGCTTGTGAAGGCCACGTATGAGATCAACGACGATGCCATCGTCAACATCGTCGATGAGATCACGCAAGAGATGTCGTACAAGTTCACCGACAAGGAAGACGCATGCGGCTTCATCGGTGACGGTACCTCGACGTACGGCGGCATCACGGGTCTGAGTTACAAGTACCAGAGCATCCTCGAACTTGGCGGCGGCACGTGGGCTACGGACGCGGACAAGGCGAAGCTTGGTTCCGCGAAGGTCGCTACGGGTTCCACGTGGTCGAGCATCACGCGCGCCGATATCACGGGTCTTCGCGCCAAGGTGCGCGGTGGAGGTCAGGGCGGCAACAACGCCTACTACTGCTCTTCGGTGTTCTACTACGAGGTGCTCCTTCCGCTCATCCATGCGGCTGGTGGACTGTCGGGTACGGAGTCCGCGAACGGTGTCACGGGTGAGCGTTTCGACGGCTTCCCTGTGCGTTTCGTCGAGGTGATGCCGACGGCGACGGCGGTGTCGGACATTCCGTTGTACTTCGGCGATGCTTCGCAGGCCATCGACTTCGGCGACCTGAAGCAGACGACGATCGAGACGTTCAAGAACATCCAGACGCAAGTCTGGGACATCGTGGGCACGGAGCGTTTCGACATCAACGCCCATGACCTCGGTAACTACAACGCCACGGCTGGCAGCCGCACACGCGGCTCGCTTGCTGCTTTGATCACCAAGAACAGCTAAGAGGTGCCAAGAATGAACTACCTGCAGACAGTCAAGACGGGCATCTCGGTATCGCCTGCGCTTGTGAATAACGCCACCTACACGTCGTATGTCATCGACACGATGGGCGCGGACTTCTGTTCTATCGACGTCGTCGTCGGTACGACGGACGCGGCAATGGCGACGCTGAAGGTGCAAGAGTCGGACACGAAGTCCAGCGATACGGCCCTTTCTTCGGGTGCCGACGTCACCGGTGCCGTGTTCGGCACGTCGACGCTGCCCACAGTGGACGGCGGTGCTACGTCGGCTCTGCCTACGGCCACCGACGACAACAAGGTGTTTTCTACGTGGATCAACTTGCAAGGCCGCAAGCGGTATCTGCAACTGATCGCGGTTGCCGGTAACGGCACCACGGGCACATACCTCTCCGCTATGCACAAGCTCGGTTCCCTGAGCGATGGTGCATACAAGGCGACGGAGCAAGGATTGGCTGCAAAACTTATCGTCTAACATAGGCCATAGGTTTTCGGCAGGGGGTCACGAATGGCCCCCTACCGAACCCCTAAACGAAGGAACGAACATGTCACTCAGCGGCTTCAAGTTGAACCCTCTCGGTTCACACCAGACGGACGCTACGATCAGTGCGGCCACGACCATCACGCCTGAGACAGGCAGTGATGCCGTGGTGATCCAAGCGTTCACGCAAGCCATCCGCTACACGCTGGACGGCACCACGCCCACGGCTACGACGGGATTCCGTATTGCGGCTGGGGATTCTGATATCATCCCCGTGGGTCCACGGACTACCATCAAGGTCATTGAAGAGACCGCCACGGCGTCTATCCAATGGCAGTGTTTCCAATTGCTCCGCGACAACGACGCATAACCTATGGGCATCTTCAAACCGGGTGGAGGCGGCTCCTTCACAGGCACGGCATCGCGCGTTGTGGTGACGGACAGCAACGGCGCTCTATCATCGTCCAGCATCACTACCACGCAACTGGGCTATCTATCGGGTCAGTCGCTGGCATTGCCGACGCTGGTCGTCAAGGCGGCCAACCAGAGCCGCAACACGACGACGACGTACGCCGACGACAACACGCTGTTCTTCGCGGTCGAGGCGAACAAGATTTACCGCGTGAAGGCGTGGATCGAGTACACGCTCGGTGCGGGTGGCGCGAAGTTCCAGCTGGCGGGTCCAGCGTCGACGACGGTGAAGTCGGTGACGCACACGAACGTCGGCAACTATAATGCGCATGCGAACAACCCGCAGGGTACGTTGCCGCAAGCGATCCTGGGCGACTCGAACACGTCGGGCACGAACGTCATCCTACTCGAGGCCTTGGTGCGAACGACGAACGCGGGTACGCTCTCGGTGCAGTGGGCGCAGTTGACGAGCAACGGGGCCAACAGCACGGTGCTGGCGGGGTCATGGCTCGAATACCAAAAGCTGAACTAACCACACAAGGAAACTGACCTAATTGATGCCAGACGATGCAGTCATGGGGTTCGCAGATGCAGGGTGGCGCGTCATCGTCATCCTGATACTCATGCTCGGCCCCTCTATCATTCACGGTGTAAGGGATCGGCGTAAATGAACTCGGTAGCTCACGGACACAGTATGCTGGACAGCGTAGCTAAGACATCGACGGCGGTAAGCGTTGCAAGCACAGGCACGGCCTACGCCGTGCAGATGTCATTGGTGCAGGAAATAGCCGCATGTGTCGGCCTCATCGCTGGCATCCTCGCATGCGTGTCATGGGCTTTGAAGATTCGCAAGCAATGGCGGGAGCGATGACCAAGTTTGACCCGACGACGAAGGAATGGGTAGACATCACACCCGTGCCACCGATGCCGATACGACGTGAAGGCATGGAGGTGCCGACGCCTGCGGAGCCGATGGAGGAAGGGCAGTACTACCGACTCGACTACGACGAAGAGACAACGCCGTCCATGTGGGCGGTCATCAAAAACACACCCCGCATCGTGTGGGGATTCGTTCAACTCTGGATAGGTGTAACTATGACGAAGACACATCGGATCGCGGCGGGCATCACAAGCATCTTCGTTGGTGCTGCCGCCATCTTCGGTTTGGATTTGAGCCCCGAAGTGTCGGCTGCGGTGACGTCCGTGGTCGCTCTCATCGTGGGTCTGTTGATCCCGACGGGACAGGCGAAGTAACCTTTCACAGTAGACGGGGCATCGTTCCCTCTCTCCCCCTTGATGCTTGACACGATGCCCCGATGCTGCAACGAATCCAGAGACTGATACAATGGCTGAGGACCAAGGCAAGGGCGGCAAGCATAGCAGCCCAACGGCTGGCGGCTCGCAGTCCTTCACGTGGCTTGCCGTGGCGAAACAGGAAGTCGGAGTGAAGGAGCGGCCCGGCATGGCTGACAACCCGCGCATCATCCAGTACCATGCGACGACGACGCTACGCGCCACGGACGATGAAGTGCCGTGGTGTTCGTCCTTCGTCAACTGGTGTTTCGCGCAACGAGGCTACACGGGCACACGTTCGGCAGCGGCACGGTCATGGATCAACTGGGGCGCACGCTTGGATCGGCCTGTCCTCGGCTGCGTCGTGGTGATGACGCGTACGGGCGGCGGTCATGTGGGTTTCTACATGGGCGAAGACGATTCGCACGTGTTGGTGCTTGGCGGCAATCAAGACGATGCGGTCAACATCCGCAAGTATCCGAAGTCCCGCGTCATCGGCTACCGCCTCCCCAAGGACTTACAGCCCATCGATCAACAACACTACGAACGACTGATGGGAGCCGCCTGATATGGCATTCCTAACCAAAGAGATATTCAAATCTGACTGGATCGACAAGGCCCCGGCAGAGACGGACGCGGACGCGCTCATCGGCAGATTGATAGATTCGGTATCGGCTGAAATAAAGTCTATATGCAACCAACCGATAGAGGCCGAATCGGTCACGCTGTATTTCGCGGGCAATGGCAAGGCCAACAAGCGACTCAACTACACGGTGCCGCTCACGTACACGTCCCTCGCCTACCGTGATAACCCGACGGACGCATGGACTTCCATCACTTCGGGCGTGACGCTGTACACGCAGGACGGCCTGTGGTATCTGTGGAACGACGATCTGTATTCGTCGCCGTTCTACAAGGCCGTCGTTACGGCGGGCTATGCCACGGCGGACGTGCCCGATGATGTGGTGAACGCGGGCTATCAGATGATGAAGGACCTATGGTATCTCTTGCCGTTCGCCGCGCAAGGTGAACGCTTCGGCGTGGCGTCGATCACCGAAGCACAGGCGGGCGTGACCTTCGGCAAGGCACTGCTCGACATGCGTCCACGGTTTGAGCGTCTACTCATGCCCTATAGGTGGTGCCCGCTATGAACGCTATAACCAAGGCCCTGCAACAGTTGGAGCGGGACATATTGCAGGTGGCCAAAGACATCCTGCAACGTGCCCCAGAAGAACTGTCAGTGTATGTGAATGAGAACTTCGGGGAAGACACACGCGGTATCAGGCCACGGGAGCGCAACACTACGTCGAAGTTGCGTGTGGTGTCGGCGCGATTATCCCGTGCCACGTTGCCAAAGGAAGAGGGCAACATCACGAAGGTAACGACGGACAAGGACGGCATCGTCATTGAAACGGGC